TCCTTGGAAAAGTCGTCGTAATATGGACTTATATTTAAATTCGTTTTTTGTGGCATTTCTTAAAATTCCAGAATAATTTTTATATCCTCTTTTTGTCTAGAGTTTCTAGAGATCAGAGCTCTATTATCAACGTACAATAAATCACCTGACCCTTTATTTATCTCAGGAGAAGCAAGACCACTTGTGAATGATACACCTAGTGCAACTCTGTTGTTACTTGTGTCTGTTGCAATACCAAGATTAAATGATGTATCTATGGTTGCACTTCCTCCACTAAATGATATAGGTTGAGTTGTTGGTTCAAAATCAAACTTAGATCCTGAATTTGTGATATTTAAAGCATCAGTTTGATCATTTTTATTTCCAAAGTATAAAGATCTATCTTGGAAATATTTCAAAATGTTAGTGTCAGCGTCATATGATGCGATGTAACCAAAGGCAGTTGTTCCTGTTCCAATTGTTTGTTGGACTATTCCACCGATGGTTGGAGTGCCTGTTGGAGCAGTTCCAAATTTTAAGGCTTTTAATGATGAAAAAGTACTTCCAGTGTATACTGATGTTGTACCAAAAGAAGTTGGATTTTTAACTAGAGAAATTTGTGCAAATTTAGCATCTATCGGAAAATCTTTTGTTGAATCATCAAATCTAGCGTAGATAAGAACACGATCTGCTCCTAATTCTTTATAAAGATCAAACCCATGTCCTCTTGATGGCGGTATGATAGGAACTAATTTTGCTGGTGTATTTCCTTGAACTGCACCAGAATTAATGGAACCTAAATCTACGATTCCGTAAGTATATCCTTTACCACCATTTGAAACTGTAGTTTTGACTATCTTTTTACCAGAAACCTCTACAACTACCTTACCCCTGTACCATCACCTAAAATATCAAATTCACCACCTGTTCCGGTGTAATTATTTCCTTGATCTGCAATATAAACAGTTTTAATTTGATTATTGTTTATATCTGAGTCACCATTTTCACGAACTGCTTGTATTTGTGCATCAGTAGTCGTCGGCCAATTATTAGGTAATGCGATAAAATCAGTTGAGTCAAATTTAATAATATCACTTGGATTAACAGTAAATAAGTATTTCCAAACATATCCATCTTGACTCTCTCCAGCCTTTGATGGTTCTAAATCAGTAAAAGTTGGTTCATCCTCTGATGCATTACCTGTAGTGTTTATTCCTGAAGACCCATTTTCAATGCAAATATAAACATTGAATTGACTATTCATCACAAAGTAATTTGCACCATACAAACGTGTTGCTCCAGTAGTTGGTGCTTCATTTGATGTACTGTAATCATGTCTATACATATCATACTTAACACCCTTAGTCCAATCTATTCTTCGTGCTAATCTTCTAACATTTGCTTCAGTAACTCTTTTTCCAAAAGTTGTAGTATCTCCGATGTGTGCTATTTCAGAAAAACTATCTTGAGGGTTCGGTGTTGCGGTGTTCCAATTATTTGCCCTACCAAAACCAACAGAGGCAGGAGCAGGATTAGGAAGACCCACTGCAACATAAAAGGAGTTTGATGTCGAAGAAACACCTGCAACAAAATTACTTGCATTTAATATTCTGAACTGATCTGTAACAATTGCTGGCATTATTATATTGTTTTTTCTATATTTATACAGGAAATGGTCATGGTGTGTGAGACCTCTTAATCGCACCACCATCACGGATACCAAAACCTCTCCTTTGAATGGTTGGGAAGGTAGAAATTCCGACTCCAGTGGTTATTCCAACAGTGTTTCCTGTCACTCCAATCGCAACAGGATTATCTCTTACAACATTACCACTAGATGCTCCTTGTAAGTATCCGAATGAGAATTTACCTTTATGGAATTTGTTAACTCTTATTGTTCCAGCCATACCCACATGTGATGTACAATAATAATAAAATACGGTGTGTCCAACTCCTGTAGTGTTAAATGTAATTGTTCCGTTAGATGCACCATTGTTCGTCACACCACTATTAAATGCTGGGCCACCGGGTGTTCTCGATATTCTAAATGGATGTGCACCCATACCATTTACAAAATTAACTGTATCACCATCTTCGACATATATTATGGGATTTTGTGTAGATGATAATGCTCTTCCTCTACTAAATTCACCTCTATCAGATCCAGTAAATGTATAAGCAGAGGTTCCACTAGCACCAAGATTTAGACTGAATGACCTTCCATAATTTGCCATGTCAATAGAATTACCAATACCTACAGTTCCCACGTTTAAATTTGAATGGACAGCAACTTGAATTTCAGCATTATTTGAGTCTCTGGTAATTGATTTGACCATATAGACATTATCTAAGAATGTTCTGCCGATTCCCACAGATTCTAAATCTGCACCACTATTATTCAAACTGGTAACTCCATGTCCAACTGAGGTTTCGGAGATATAAAGAGGGACTGTTGGAACTAAATCTGTAAATGCCTGACCAGCTGGTGCTTGTAGACCAAAATTAAGAATCATGGTGCTACCAGACTTAGATGTTGAAATTCCAGTGACTATACCAGAGAATCCTCTCACAACCTCTATATCACTTATAAGTTCAGTGGGTGGTTCCTGTGCTGCAACGATGACGCGAGGAATAATTGATTGTGAATATCCTGCACCACCGCTATTTACAGTTACGGATGTGATGACCCCATTTGTAATATTTGCAGTGGCAACTGCAGTCGAACCAATACCAGTTGCGATTGGTGATACTTTAACAGGGACAGGAGGTCTCGCAATGTGCACAGATGTAGTCGCTCCAACATATCCACTTCCACCGCTCACAACATCAATACCGGTTATTGTTCCACTATTTGATACTATAGCTGTTAGTTCTGCAGGTACTTGATTCGTGTCATTAACAATAATCGCATCAAAATTTATTGTATTAATTTGAGTGTCCTCATCTTTTTCGTATTCAAAGAAATCAGCATCATCAACATAGATTCGTGAAGTGTTCCCTAAACCAATATCACCGATAATTTTTGCAGTTGGATACACAAGAGGTTCAATTGAGTTTCTTGATTTAGAAACAACAATACCATTAACAATTTTATCCTCTTTTTGTTTAATCCATGTTATTGGTTTATTTGTTGCCGAATCGTTAATACCAACTCCTGTATAAATTTCAGTTTCAAAAGTATCTGTGGTTGTGATACCAGACACTGTTCTTTTCTTTTGTTGCAAATCTTGAATAAATCTAGTGTTAGCATTAGTTAAAGAACTAGTATCATCATTAGCTTGTAACTGAACCACATCACCAGTTTTTATAGTTTCAACTGCATCAACTTCAGTTATATCTTCTGTAGAAGTTCCTTTATAGAAGAAAACTGCTATGTTATCATTTTCTTCAGGAGCAGTTGTGAATTCAAAAGTTGTTCCACCGTTAAATGAATATGCTTCTCCCGGTTCTTGTAAAATGTTATTGACGTAGATAGCCAATAAATTATTCATATCAATTAATTGTGAATCGATTCCTTCACCAACATCAAAACTTAGTAATTCACCATTAACTCTTAATGGGAATCTTGTTCTTTCACCATCTTGTAAATTTGTTATAGGATCAACATAATCAAATTCACCAAATTCCCATGATGAGAACTTATCTTTGAAAATTTCAGTTACTTCCAATGTGAAGTCCTCTAACACCGCACCTCTTGCGGTGACTAGACCAACTGGTTTAAATTTATCACCACGTTTAAATGAGTGTCCCTCTCTTGCAATACTAAACGACGTTACTTCAAATAAAGTAGATCCAATTCCAACTGTAGAACTAGCACCTACATTTAGAGATACTAGTAGATTAGATCCTGTCGTAGTTCCAGATACACCGTTTCTAGATACACCAACGACTTCCATGTTGTCATAGGATGGTTGTGGAAATTCAAACTTAGGATTAACATAATCTGTTCCACCTGCACCTATGTTTATATCCAGTGTGCCACCAGCACCAACCTGTGCGGTCACACTAGCATCCTTACCTGCTCCTCCACCAAATCCAACAAAGAATGTAATAGTATCATCTGTTTTTGCTGTTATTATAGTTGCAATACCTGCTATCGGATCGGGTAAACCTGTTGTCTTAGAAACTGCACGAGGATAAGCATGATTTGACTGGAAATTATCTCTTGAACATGAAAATACGATA